GATATGTCGTTGTCGCAGCTTCATACCAGTCCAAGCTAAACGTAACAGCAGAGGAAGACGCATTGTTGATATAGATGCTATTCACGTCTGCTGTAAAACGGGCAGGAACGGTGTAGATATCCTGATTAGCCGTTGTCAATTCTTTGGGAAGGGTGCGTTTCTTACGGCGTTCCATTCTATGCCCCGTCAGTCAAGTCCCAGAAAGCCAAACATCCGATGATGTCGTCTGTCCCAGAGATTGTTCTAGCTGCCAGCGTATACACATCACTTGTTCCAGCTATGGTTCTGCCAACCTGTAAATCAAAGTTGTATCCCGTTGGCACGATTGCATCTCCTGAAGACTGGTTAGTTCCCTTCGTGTAGTTTTGCAACACGATTGTCCCGCCTGTTAGGGCTGTTGCACTTACATCATAATCAACGTTGTTAAAGGTGGATGTGTCGTAGGAAGCCCCAGTAAGTGTCGCGTTTTTGATAAGGGCAATCTCGTAATCAACGTTGTTGGGAATCGGAAATACAGTATAGTAGGCGGGAAGAACAACAGCATCCAAGCTAGATGAATTAAGACGGATAGACACCATCGGTTCAAAGGATGTAGTCACAGTTGTGGCTGCTGTCATCCTTGCCCAACTCAGGGCTTTAACTTGTTGATAACCACCCTCACTTACAACACTGGAGCAGATCTGCTTCATGCTTGTTCCGCTGGACAGGGTATCTGTAGCTGTAATCTCGTAGCGGAGAGGCAAGATCGCTGTCTTCATGTAAACAGCAGTTACGCTATTTGCGTGATGAAACTTGTGGCAAATAACAAACTCACCGTCAATTACAAACCCACACCGAACTGTTCCTACGCCTAGCCACTCAAAATCCATAAAGAATATCTGGGCTTTTGGGTCTGTGGTCAGATTAATGGTCTTACCGCTGGGTCCTGTGCCATCTAGCTTATCTACATTCCAGTTAGCTTGCGTTGCGTAGGTTGCATCACTGGCACTGCCACTTGTTGAGGTTCGGACTACCAGACGAACATCCGTATCGTTCTGCTCCAAGTAGACACCATCGTTTGCCCCGAAGTAACCTACCCGTTGACGCAGATTCGTCTGACGGGCTGCAAATACGAAGGTCTCCATGACCAGCAAACTTTTACCCGGCTGATACGGAAACACCCGCTTGGTTTCCCGGATAACTTCATCACCCGATGTAGTTGTGACGGACATCTGCACACTACTTTCATTGGATAGGTGAGATGTGCTTGCACTGCCTGATGTGCTGGTATCAAACTGCTCGTCAATCGCGTATCTATTCTGGCTGTCAAACAACGTAAACGGGGAAGCAATGCGAAGTCTACCAAACGCATCTATGTTGCCACCCCCGAATGTGACTACATTGCCATTACCCGTGCTAGTCAGGCGAACAAGATTTGGGTAGGACGTAATCGACATCAGCTAGTTTTTCTGTAGGCTCGTGTTTTCTTGGCTATCTTTTTCGGCTGCTTAGATACCTGCTTGCCCGCCCGCGTTGCCTTACGCTTCGCACGAGTTGTGGCCGCATACTCCTTTGCCGATAGAGCCTTGATCGCTTTCTCCGGCAGATAGCGTTCTCCTGTTGCTTTGGGACCTTGAGTGGAGGGCTTACCGGACTTGGTGCGCCACTTCTGCTTAGTCCAACTCTTCAAGGAACGTTGGCTCTTCTTCAACGCCATCGATATCTCCCATAGTCAAAAAGGAAATCGCAACCAGCTTGTCATTAGCGGAGACCCATCCTTCAAGGGCAGTGTCCATTTCTTTGAGAAGATCGGGATGTTCTCCAATAGCCGCTGGATTTGACAGGTAATTTTCGAGAGTATATTCCGCATTTTTCATCTGCGCCTTGTATTGATGCTTGAGTGCGTCTACAGCCAACTTTTTCATAAGGAACCGCCTTTCACTGTATTATACAGGTCACAGTTGATTTAGGCAACAGTTTTTATCGGTTTATGTAAAGCCAGATAATAAACGTCACGAAAGCAACTACCGCAATGAATAGCCCAACTAAAGCAACTATCTCAACAAACTTCCTGCGGCGTTCCCGTTGGCGATACAAGGTTTCCTGTCGTTCCTTGCGAATCTTGCCTTCCATGCGAATGAGTTCTTCCCATGTCCCAGCCTTGCAGGTGTATTGGATTAACTGCCGCAGCTGGTCCCGTTGTTCCTGCACCTTACGCTTGTGCATAACAACTTCGAGGGCTTCTTGTTCTACGGACTTGCCCGCGAACATCTTCTTAAATATGGGCGGGTTCTTGGCCTCTTTCTCTGCCTGTTCTATGTCAGACAAGGCCCCCATCCACCGGGAAAGGTCCCCTACCATCGACTCAATGTCGCGGCCTATCTGAAAACCCTTCTTTAATGCACCAAAAGCCGCCGAAGCGGTAGCCATCGCGGTGACTGGATCCATGTTAGTATACCTCTACGCTTTTCGTATTTACAAGTTTGGGTATACAATAGACTGTGGCTCTGTCTCGTCTGTCTATTGCGTCTAGGCTTGAGTGGGTTCCATATCTCTTTGCAATCTCCGCTGCAAAAAAATTACATTCCAAGATGGAACGAAAATACATATCGTTACTTGCGAGATAACGTTCGTCTCCTACGCCAAGATATACGAGAAGCAAGAAGACGTGTTCCATCCGATTTTCTTTTCCGTGAGTTTCTCCAGCGGGATAGTCGGGCTTGGGCTAACCGCATAGCTAGTCCCTATAGCCGCCCCCGGCTTTCTTGTAAGCAGCAGCAAGCATCTGGGCCTTACGTGCTGACCACTGACCCGGGCGACCGCCCTTGCTGCCAGCCTTGATACGATTGAAGATGCGTTTTCTCATTCCGGGCTTAGTGTAGTTGCCAGCCTCATTAACTCGACTTTTGCTCTTAACTTTACCGCCTTTTTTGTAGCCAGTCTCTCCAATCGTGCCGCCTTGCGCTTTCTTTTCAACGCCCGTGATTTTGCCAGCATTGGCTGTTGCGTAGAAGACCTGCTCACCCTTTTTTCCCCCGTATGTGCGTTTCATGCTTGCCATGATATCTTTGCCTTTTTTGGTTAGGGGCATCAGGTCTTCTCCATATCACCAGAGTATGTTTTCATTTTTCTGTGGATAGGTTTAACGAAGGGGGTGTTGCCTAGATACTTACCTTTGTTATCATACACAAACCGCGCTACAGAATGAGAAAGTCTAGGCGGGGGAGTAGGGCGATCACTATACCCCTTTTCTTTTGACGGGATTGCTTTTCTTGGCTGTATGTATCTCATGGTTACTCCCCATCCTTCATCATCTTGCAGAGACGAACGGCCCGCGCACCCACCTGATTAGCCCACCGGGAATCCATCATCTCGTCTCCTGCACGGATGTAATCCCCTTCGTGGATACCGGCCCACATATTCTTGAACTTACGCAAACGAGGGACACCCAGATTGAAGGCCATATCCAGCAACACGCGAATACGCACATCATCCAATCTTTCCAAGCACGGGTGAGCATCGAGTAGTTCGCGTTCCACGATGTCGATGTCGTTGCCCAGCAGGAACCGTGCATCTTTCTCTGTAATCCCGTTGGTGTGTATTTCTTCCCGCAACAGATTCATGTGCATCAGTTCACCATCCGTGATGCCACGATCTTCTAGGTTGCGACCTACCCCAATCGTATCAATACCCAAAGTATCTTTGTATACTTTGAGTTCCAATCCCTCGTGCAGGATAAGCTGATCAATCAGTTTTTCGCGGTTGTATTCCATGAGACCTACCTTCGTTGTTCATCCATACGCCAAACGCACCTGTCATAGCACCCATTACAACGCTTACAAATGCGGATTGTGCTGCTGTGGGGTTGTCCAAGTTCATAAACCATTCTGCACAACGCCAACTCATAAGAGTCATAATCGCCATCATCAGGCGGGGAAGTATCTTCCATTTCAAGAATGTTTCTACTGTCATGTCTAACCGAAGTAATTCTTGGGCTTGTTGCGCTTATTGACCCGCTTCTTATGAACGCCGGGTCTGCGGATACGCCGCTTCTCTATCTTGGTTGTAGCGAATAACTTTGCCATTATTTCTTTCCAAAGAATTTCGTTGCCGATCTGACTCCAAAACTTGCAGCAACAATAACGCCCAAGCTGTACTGGTACCATTCAGGCATTTGCTCCAACTGTTGAAATCCATTTTGGACCACCGTTTCCATTCCGGGTATGAAGGCAAGAATAAGGGGTATACTAAATAAAATAGTCAGCCACTCATCTTTCCACGAGTTCTGACTACCTTTTGCCATCTCCAGATCCCAGTCGATCTCTCCGGTGGCTTTCTTTTCCATGATAGTTGCTTCAGCCTTTGCTTTGGCAACCTTTGCTTCGGAATCAGCGCGGGTCTTCTCAACCTTGCCCTTCATCCATGTTCCGGCCAACTCTGATAGGGGGCCAATAAGTGCCGCTAACATTTCCACCTCTTCCGTGCTTGACGCAAACGGCTGTTCGGATTCTTTGCTGCTTTAGGAAACTTTTTCATTTGACCAGCAGACCGCGCACAGAAAGACTTGCGCCGCTTTGCTGCCTTGCTTCCCGGTTTTACTTTTCCGGTGACTGCCGTTTTAAGTTTAGATCCGGGGTTCTTTCTTCGGTAGGCTTTGACCCCAGCTTCCGTCATACCAGCACCCTTTTCCGTGGGACGGAAGTTCTTTTTGTTGCGGGCTGGCATCTTATCAGGTTTACGTGCCATTGTGGGTTTACTCCCGGCTGGGTTAAGAGCCTTATATCATAAAAAATAAGGGTTGTCAAGGGGGCAAGTTGCCCTGCCCCCCGACAGGTTAATTAGGCGAACGCCGCAGCAGTTTCGCCAGAACCCAGTTCTGCCATCAGTGCGAACACGCGAACCTTGCCAGCAAAGTCAGCAGTGTCAGCAGACAGATCCAGTGTGTCTGCAGAGGTATACAGCTTCGGAGTAGCACTCATTTCTACGCCGTTAGCAGTGTTACCGTCCAGATCTGATACCCACAGATCATCGTCTGTGTCGCCCAGATCAATCAGTGAACCTGCACCACCAGCGGTCAGAATTTCAACACCGGCCATCAGGACCAGAGTGTTGGCGTTCATCTCGATTGCTTGCACAACGTCAGTGGCAGCAACGA